CTGTATGTCTGATATATCGCTTGCTTCCAGCTTACCGGGAAGAACTGATCGTATTGTTTCGATGGCACTCTGTATGTCTGATATATCACTTACTATTTGTGAAAGAGCGGCAGAACTTGCGGCTGTGCCTGTGCCTGTGCCTGATTCCAAGTCTGTAAGCTGCCTCTCTACCTGATCTCTGAATACTCTGATCTGATCCGATATTGCTTTTAATTGCTGCTCTGCGGATCCGGAAGCAGCTTGTGTCCTGGGTAAATCTATGACCGCCATTAGATTATGCTCCCTTCCCTGTACTCTCTCACCATGCTTGCTATCTTACAATATCCTTTGCCTTCTATCTTGAGCCTGAACTTGTTACATCTTTCTGGGATAATTGGTATCTGTACAGCTCTTCTTGTTTCTGCATACATGCTTGCTTTCATTTCCCATTCGTTGTCATCTGTCTTGACACTGATTTTTATTTCGCTGCCTGTATCCATGTCAAGCCTCATCAGGATTCTTGAATATATCTTTTTCTGCTCTATATATTCATCAAACTCACCAAGCTCACAAGACCACTCTATGTCTTCTATCTCTTCTATTCCCTTTGTAGTCATTATTTTATTTGTGTCTGCATCTATGTAATACAGTTTTCCTGCTGAAAGTGAAAACTGTAGTGCATGTGTATCATCTTCTCTATGCCATAGCACTTTAGCTAAATCAAAGACAAATAGATTCCACTTGCCCTTACTATTCATCATACTTACATAGTATTTGTCATTATCATGTCCGGCCACCGCATTAGTGTATTTGTCCTTTGTACCGAACTGTGAGGATATAAGCTCCGGAGATCCACCTGCATAGGCCATTATCCCTACAGCAGACTTATAAAATACAGTATCATTTATTATTGCTACAGACTTATCACTTCCCGCTTCCAGGCCATGACAATTTGCATCCACTATCTGATAATTAGATGGTTTATTGCCATACAATTTGTGTATGCAGCCTTCCTTGAAAAACAGCAAATGAGCCGAATATGCACAACATCCTGTAAAATCTCCGTCTGAACCTACTGATACTGCATAAGAGTCTCCTGCAAGTGCTTGGAAGTAATTCCAATTAAACGGATCCCCTTGCTTACTTGCATAGATATATGAGCCTTTGCACCCCCACAACCGGTTATTTGATTCCATAATATGATCAAGGTCAGGAGCAAGTCTTTCTACTGTCAGGCCACCTGTTTGGTTCAATGTCGTTGCGGATGTTCCAAGGATCTCAGTAAAGGAATCCGCCGGTATAGTTATGACTGTATTATCATTATTTATGGCCTTTATAACGGTTTCTATTGTCTTCATATCGGACTCACCGTTTTTAGCTCCGGATATTCTTACAGCATCTCCAACTGCAAAATCCGCAAATGGAGCTGTGTCTGTTATTGTTATTGTGCATACTGTAAGTGTATCGTTGTATATAGCTACCGGAATAGTATCTCCTGCTTCGTATGAGGCAACTATTCCCTTCACATCACCTGTTGATATGTTGTAGCATACTTTGTCCGGGAATATAGCTATCCAATTATTTATAGCCGCCATTCTTTTAGGTCTTGCTCCACTCAGCACCACTTCTGAAATCAAGGATCCGTCATAGTAAAAACTTGTACCATCTATAATGGCAAGTTTATCCTTCTTCGTTATCATGGTATGCGGATCTATATGCGTGGCATCGTGCATACCTCTTCTCTGTCTCTGATAAAGACAAGGGTACTCATCGGAAGAAAGATTGTGCATTTCTCTCATTTCTCCGTCTTCTATCGTGCTATTCCTGTTCAACCCCTTGAACTCTACCACTGTTTTCTGTGCCGGGGATATTCTATTGATTATATCCGGAAGTTTCATATTTTATCCTTTACCATATATTATGTATCTTGAGCCCGGCTGTGTCCGGATGCTCTCTGTTATAGTACTTCTCATATTCACTGAAATAATAATTAAACTTTGCCTGATGATTCTCATAACTTGCTGTTTCCTGATTAGCAAAATCTATTTGTGCGGAAAGCCATGATATGTAACAGTCCTCGTAAGGTTTACTGATAAGAAGCTCTGTCTCCGCATTATCCGGGAGAGAATATTCCACTATATCCTTTTCCGCCACTTTCATCACATTTGATTGCACCATAGCATCAAGTTGATTTATCCAATACAGTAAAGCCGCATTATCATAAGCATTAGGCTTGATTTTATTTACTGTTGTGATCGCTTCTATCAATTTCATGTTTTCACCCTTCTATTTCGCCCTCTTAGGCAATTAAAAATCCTTGTGGTCTATATCTTTTCTATATATGAAGCGAATATAACCGTATTAGCGGCTACACTTCCTTCAACTCTGATCTCACCGTCAGTGTCTATGATTACCGCTATGCCCGATACCTCGTTGCCGTCTGCGCCGTATGCTGTCAAGACCTGTTGTTCGGTCGGTACATATTCATCAGGATATGTCCAGACTATAGTAGTCTCGCCAGACATGGCCGTTGTTTTGCTGACCTTTATGAAAGCAATAAGCGCCCCATTAAGTCTACCGTACTGAAAATAGGATCCTTCTACAAATCCTTCGACAAGCGGCTCGGACAGTGGTGCTATTAATGGTTTATATGGTTCCAGAAAGTCCAGTAGGTACAGTAGAACATCATGCATTTCGTTTACCGCCCCTGTGAGGTCAGTTGCATCTGTGCTTAGCGCCATATCGCCTATATTAGCGTTTATATCGCCTATATTGGTGTTTATGCCGGATATACCAGCCATCATAGTTTTTATTTTTTTTCCGTGGGTTTTAACAATTTTTTTTAATAACATTTTTAACCCCCATAGTTTGCTTCTAAGAGTTCCTGAAGGTCCAGTAGACCCTGTAGAGCATTATGCGTTTCGTTGATTGCCCCTGTCAAGTCAGTTGCACCTGTGCTTAACTCCATATCGCCTATATTGGTGTTTATATCGCCTATATCGGCTGATACACCGTCTATGTCTGTCTTTATCGCTTTTATTTTTTTTCCATGAATCTTAACAATTTCTCTTAATAACATTTTTTAACCCCCATAATATATATTATCAATTTCTGTGTTTGCTGCTATGACTATATCAGGCTCTACCTGAATAACTCCATCTGTGCCTATTGTTATTGTTCCGCCATCTATGGATAATGATACTCCAGAAGAAGGTCTATATCCTCCCGGCAATGTTCCCACTACTGTACCAGTGGATATATCACTTTCAGGAGCTATGTCTATAAATACAATCAAGTCCGAATCTATGAGTGCATATTTAACATAGGATCCTGTGGCCCATGCAGCATCAAGTGAAAGTTCTGTAAACTCAAACATATCAAGAATATCGGTTACAATATCTTCATCATCGAGTATTTCTTCCGAACCCAGTGCGGCTTCATTATCTTTGAAATAATCAAACTCTGATTGCGTAACATAGTTTCCGCTTGTATAGTCAACACATTGATTAACAAACTGTGCCGCCTGATCCAACATACTTTCCGATGCTGTAAGCTTTTCATTGAAAGCAGTTATCATCTGTTGAAATATCGGATATGATGAATAACTGCCTATATCTGTAGTCTCCAGGCTTTCAGCAACATAGTAATCAAACCTTGCTGTAGTTATCTTCGCACCGCCGGTATCGTAAAAGCTGAGAGTGCATACATGAAGGCCGACTGCTGTAACGCACTCACCATCGCATGTAAACTCTATCTGCCCTTGTTCAGCTACTATTGTTCTTAGCTTTTCGCCTGTGGAATCGATCACTTCGCTGCCATCAGGTTTTTTGATATTGAATATTATTTCTACAGTATCAGAGAGATCCACCGGGGATCCATCTTCTGTTATAGTCATATAAAAAACATTACCGGTATCGTGCTGTACAATACCGTTTATAATCTTAGTGCTTTTGTCCTTCGTTGATATGCTTATACCAAACCTTTTATTACCCATCGGATATTCTCCTTCTAACAAATAGGGGAGCAGCTTCCGCCACCCCCCAATTCATCGTGCTATTCAAGTGCATCTTTGTTTTTCTGGTAGTTGTTCTGCAGCGCTGTCTGATTCTTGATTGCTATATCTCTCTGCTTTTCCGCCTGCTTGAGTATAAGTGCTACACTCAAAGGCACTTCTACCTCTACACCTCTTTGAATGATGTAATTCACTCCGTTGTCAGAAACAAACACATCGTCTTTGTATTTGCCATTATCCTTGAAAAGAGTTATCTTTACTCTCTGCTTCATTCTTTCAGCTTCTTTTTCATGGATTTTTTTGACTTCCGGAGAAAGCTCCTCTTCATCGTCTTTCTTGTTTGCGTACTGAGCCTCCAGTTTAGCCCTTATCTCATCTTCCATCTCTTTCATGATCTGCGCTTTGAGTGTGTCTTTCATGGAACCGATGTCGATCGCCTGGTCTGTGGCTTTTTCTGCTACTGCCGGAGCTTCTTTTTTTACATCTGTTTTCTTAGTTGTTGCCATTGTTAGTACCTACCTTCCGGGTTAGTTACCTGTTGCTGTCTTTGCTGCAAATGTACTTGAGCTTTCCACTCTCACCATAAACGCATCCACCAGGATTTCAGCTACCTTGATAGCTTTCCAACCTACAGTTGCCCTCTGGTTAAGAGGATCGGCTGTACCGGATGAACCGAGCTGTTTAACAATGTGCTGCAGTCCACCGCCGGTTACTTCCGTTACACCGTAAGCGTTTTCACCAAGTACCAGAGTTGAATATACGCAATATCCGCCTGCACCTGCTTCCCCCGGAGCTATGACTTTGCCATCTGTCCCGTCTGCTATGGCTACATTTTCTTTTGTGGTTATCGTTGCCGCTCCGGCTGCCCCTGCTGCTGCAGAAGCGATCTCATGGGCTGTGCCGTTGATCGTGATTTCTCTTCCTGCAAGCGCTGTGGCTTCTGCTGCTGATATGGCCTCATCCACCTCTATAATCTTTCCTGGGGATTGAAGTGTGGTCTTTACAGTAAGGTCTCTTGCAGCTGCTGTAAGGTTAGGAGCAGTAAATATTTTAGCTTCTGTGGTCTCAACAAATCTGATTCCGGCCATCTTGCCTATTTCACCCTCAAATATCTGAGTGGAACCGGCATATTTACTTGCATCTATCCATTCACTGCATCTCATCATATCGTAAGCTACATCGGGATGGATTATTGCTACCCATGATCCTTTGATTTTCTTTGCCTTATTGTTTTTCAGCACCCTTGCTGCTCTGAAGCAATCATCAACATCAAGTTTATCACTTGTAGTTATGGCAAGTCTGCTTGCTACATTGTTAGCTCTGAGCTGTGAGCTTCCGCCATTAATAACATCTCTTGTGATGGTATCTAAGGTTTCGCCTGCCTGCTGCCCCAGAAGTTTTGTTGCCTGTACCATGTTATTGTCTATGGCCGTAAGCAGCAATACATCTGAAAGCTCTACATAGTCTCCGTACTGAGCTACTGTAGCTGTCAATGTGCTCACATTAAGCTTTCTTCCATCAGGAGTCGCACCTTCGTTGAGCGGAGTAAGTGCTTTCGGAAAAGGACTATACCGCCTAAACTCTATTGTTTTGCCGGATCCTTTAGGAATTGGATGCTTCTGTCCGAACTGGTCATGTACCAGGAGCGGTTTTGCGTTGTCTATCAGATAGTCCGAGTAGTATGTCTTCATTTCTGCAGACAAACTTTCCCCGGCTCCTGTCTGAGTGGTTAAGTTGGTATTGTTGAACATTTGCAGATTCAACGGGTTTTTAAGATTTAACATTTTTATTATCCTCCATCTATTTGCCGGTAGACAGAGAGAATAACCTTTATAGCTTTATAATTTCACCTTGTGCCGCTTTTTCCGCTATCTTTTCTCTATCCGCCGGTGTAAAATCATTAACATTACTTTTCCGGATAATTCCTTGCTGTTGAACAGCGCCATTCTCTGATGGCCTCATGCCTCTTGCTCTGATGTTCTCTATTGCGGCCCTTTTGGATTCCTCTGCTGTTGTCTGAATAACACTTGGCATAAGATCATCCATCCTTGCTCTTTCATAGGCTTCCAATACAGTCATTCCAGGGAGTTTAAGCATCCCTATAAAGTCATTATCTTCTCCCGGAACTCTCGGTGGTCTTTCTGCTTCTGCTTGAAAATCAAAGTTAGGATATACCTCTTTTGTTTTCTCAACTTCTTTTTCAAGCTCCTGATATAGTTTATTAAGATGTTCCTGCTCTTCTACCTCTGAGATCCT